TCGATTGAAACGACCCCAAATGTGAATCTTCCGTCCAGCGAGTGAGGGATCGGCTCGCGACAATCGGGTGATGAAGATCACGCTCGCTCTCGCCTCGCTCCTCATCGCCACGGTCTGTTTTGCTGCGGCCTCTCAGGGCCTCAAGTGGAACGGGGTCACGACCTACTCCGACGGAACGTCCATCGCAGCCAGCGAAAAGGCGGTCTATCTCGTCTACTCGCAGGACACTGGCGCCCAGGTGTACTCGACGATCGATATCAGCGCTGCAGCATCCAAATTGCCGGCGGATGGCTGCTATTACCTGAAGGCTGCGCTCTACGCGCCAGCGACCAATAGCATCGTCCCGAACTCGGAGTCGATACCGACGTCGGCGGTGTGCACGAAGGCTGCTCCACCGCCGCAGAAGCGCATGGCTACCCCAACAGGATTCGGGATCGGGCCGTGAAGCGGCTTCTCACCGTTTGCGCGGCGCTCGCCGGGCTGATGTTCGCGTTGCCATCCTCTTCAGCGACGCCGTCATGCAGCCCGTACTCAACGAGCGCCGCGAATTTTGAGCAGACCACCCAGCCGTCGAGCATCGTCAAGGCGATCTCGATCGACAGCACTCGCGCAAGCTTCATAGTTTCGTGGTTTTGTGACGAGAAGTACCGCTGGACTGGCTGGTATTTCTACGGCTACCGAAGCGAGCTGTCGCCGAGCTGGCAGGACATCGTCGCCGCGGCTTCAAAGCTCACCCTGAGCGACATCAACACGCTGTGGGTGGCGAATGTCACGACCACCGACCCTACGCTCGAAGCTCTCGCAAAACGCCAGCTAGAGGCCAATAGGCCGCCCGACATCGTGTGGCGAGTAAGGGCCAACGGTACGCAGACGAGCCGACCTGTGTTTCCCCTGAAGGGCGACAGCACGCGCAGCCAGACCGCGATCAACGGCGAGCGGGTAGCGGTCGGGGCTCAGTGCTCCTGCCGAAAGCTTGCGCTGGAAGAGCCCGTTTCAGGCGCCGCGCAGGCCAACGTTTACTGCACGGTGGAGGGCCAGCAGAACGCATCAAGCGTGATGAAGCGCCTGGCTGCCGGCCGGCTGGCGTGGTGCGAGCGTGCCCCCTGATGGCTCACTCGTTCCCAGAACGCGGCCCAACCGCTGTGACACTGCTGGCTGCTCGAATCCACACGCTCGGGATTCTCGGTACTGCCGGCCGTGCATCAGGGCTCATGGACGCGCCGCGTGGAGCCCCATGTGGCTGGAAACTTGGTGGGGGCCGGTCGAGCTTCGATGTCGAAACGAAAAGCACGATGAGAAGGGATGAATCCTAATGCCAAAGCAAGGAGCTGCGCGCGTGAAGACACGAAGTATCCCTCTTGGGACGTACCCTTCTGGAAGCATCCAGCGAGGGCCCTTCGCATTTCCCAACGGCCTGGACGGCTTCGACATCCGGATCGGCCGCTGCACGACTGCAGACCCGACGATCTGGAGCGATCCCGCCACGATCATCACGATCGACATGCAGTTCAGCTACGACGGCGGGAGCACCTACACGCCGCTGGGCGCCAATAGCTTCTCGAACACGGGCGGCATCAAGGTTGGACGGGATGGGGAGATCCCCGAGGACATCGTCTCGTGGGGCTTTCACCCGGACGAGCCCACCCACGCCATGGCGAAGCTCACTGTCACGAATGGCCCCGTGAAGACCTACCTCGACGTGACCATCAACACCTGATGCATGGCATTTCGAAGCTCAGCGAAGGCATCGTCGGCGGCGGGTGGAACGATCACCGCAACGCCAGCAGGCGTGGCCGCCCATGACTACCTCGCGGGCTTCTATACCGCTGACGGCTCGCGCACGATCACTGCCCCGACCGCGTGGAACACGATCATCACCGTCGATCTTGCCTCCCCTGACGGGCAGAGCAACCGCTTCAGCGACAAGAACGACGCGACCGGATCGGATGCATTCGGCTGGGGGACGTCCGATGGCGTCAACGTCGCCGTCATCAATGGCGCCTGGAGCGGACGCGACAACACCACCCCGCGCAGCGCAACTCCGGTCACCACGAGCAACACCTCCGCCAACGCAACCCCGATCAGTTGCTCGTTCACAGGCATCACTGCCACGGCGAACGATGACATCGCCCTGTTCAAGTCAACCGACCAGACCGCTGCGGCGGATCGCTGGAACTTCGCACCACCAGCCAGCTACACCGAGCGCGAGGACGGCATCGCGGTCGACTGGATCTCGGGCCTTGCACTCGACACACGTGATGCAGTTGGCGGAGGCGCTACAGGCAGCCTTGCCTCCACCGCCACGCGTACGTCAGGAACTGGCACCGCGGGCTACGCCGGGATCGTCATTGCGATCAAGGCTGCGGCGGGTGGCGGAGCCGCCGTTCAACCGCGGCTCATGATGCTGGGCACCGGCCAATGAGCAACGTCGAACTCAACCCGGGTACTGGTGGTGCCGTTCTTGGAACGGATACCGTTGCTGGCGCTCCGAACGTCGAGTTTCAGGTCGTCAAGATCGGTGTCTCGACCACCGGTAACGCGCCCACCCAGGTCAGCACCACCAATCCGCTGCCAATCTCGGATGCTGGTGGGTCGGTCACAGTCGACGGGACAATCACCGCGAATGCCGGCACCGGCACGTTCGCCATCTCCGCAGCATCTCTGCCTCTGCCCACCGGTGCCGCCACCGCGGCGAAGCAGCCCGCACTCGGCACAGCCGGATCTGCCTCCACTGATGTGATCAGCGTGCAGGGCATCGCGTCAATGACGCCGCTGCTCGTGAACGCCTCGGGCAACGCTATCCCGGTCACGGACAACGCCGGCACCCTGACTGTCGACGCCCCGGTGGGCACGCCGGTGTTCGTCAGGCTCTCGGATGGTTCTGCGGCCATCACGACGCTGCCGGTCAGCCTTGCGTCAGTCCCGAGCCACGCGGTCACCAACGCCGGCACCTTCGCCGTGCAGGCTGCCCAGAGTGGTACGTGGACCAGCCGCACACAGGATGGCTCTGGAAACGCCATCACCTCGGCCACCCGTGGCTCAGAGCGCGCGCTGACCGTTCAGATCGTGGATGGCACAGGTACGCAGGTCACAAGCTTCAGTGGCTCGGGGACTGCCTCCGCGGTGTCGTCGGTCAACTCCACGACATCAACGCTACTTGCTGCAGCAGCCTTCACGGGCACGAGCGAGGACATCACCGCTTATGCCTCGGTAACAGTCTCGGTCATTGCCTCGCACGCCTCTGCAACCGACGGCCTGTCGATGCAGCAGAGCTCGGACGGCACCAATTGGGACATCGTCGATGTCTACACGGTGCCAGCCGCTACCGGCAAGACGTTCGGTGTGCAGGTCACCGCGAAGTTCTTCCGTGTCGTCTACACGAACGGGGGAACGAACCAGTCCTCCTTTCGCCTGCAGACGATGTTCCACACGAACATGCCGAACGCCTCGAGCGTGCGCCCCCAGGATGCGCGCTCGAACGAAAACGACATGCAGGAGATCATCAGCTACCTCGCCGGCTACAACGGCACCACCTGGGACCGCCTGAGAAGCGATACGACGAACGGCCTCGATGTCGATGTCACCCGCGTATCGGGTACTGTCGCCGTCACCCAGTCGGGCGCATGGAGCCTTTCGGCCAACCAGTCCGTCAACGTCGCGCAGATCAACGGCGTCACGCCCCTCATGGGCAACGGCGTTACAGGCACCGGCAGCCAGCGCGTCACGATCGCAAGCGACAATACTGCGTTCAGTGTCAATGCCGTCCAGTCGGGTACCTGGACAGTCCAGCCCGGCAACACGGCGAACACGACGCCCTGGCTCACCACCGATACGCCAGCCACATCGGGAGGCCTTTCGTTCGTTGCCGTGGTTGCCTCAGCCGCCACCAATAACAAGACGCAGGTCAAGGCCTCCGCCGGCCAGCTCTACTGCATCTCGGCGCAGAACCTCAACGCTGCGGCGCGCTACCTCAAGGTGTTCAACAACACCTCAGCAGGCGTGACGATGGGCACGACCGCCGCGGACTACCAGTTCATCATCCCGGGCGCCACCACTGGCGCCGGCCTCGTGCTCAACATCGACAAGGGAATTGCGATGGGCACAGGCATCACCATTGCGGTGACCGGTGGTATCGGCGCCACGGACAACACCTCGATCTCTGCAAACGAGGTCACCGTGCTCGTGGGGTACAAGTGAGTGCTCGCCTGGCTCATGAACATGGGGTTCGCGGCGCGCTCATTGGGCGCTCCGACACCGACACCCGCGCCAACTCCAACACCGACGCCGTTCTCGGGTGGCTTTCTCTACGAGTACGAGCGCGAACGTGCCAGACGCCGTCGTCGCAAGCAGGAACAGGAAGAACTCGAAGAGGACGCTCAGCAGCTCAAGGACCAGATGGATCGCGAGATAGCGCTCCTGCTGCGACGTCAGGAAGCCGAGGACGAGCGCAGGGCAGAGCTCGAACGCCTGAAGCGACTAGTTCGCGATCACTCGCGCAACGCCCTGGAGCTTTCAGACCGCGCCAAGATCGCCTACATGCGCGCTCTCACGCAGGCGAACTTCAGCGCCATGGAAGCCCTCGACCGCGAGCTACAGCGGATGCTCGAAGAGGAAGAGATCACCGCCCTCATGATCCTGCTGAACGAGGACTGAGATGACAGCCGCCACCGCCATCTATTTCAGCACACCGACCCGCAAGATCAACGAGCGCAGTGTCATGACTGTGGTCGCACGCTTCCGTGATCGATCCTCAGGCACGGACGTGACGCCCACCAACGTGAAGTATCGCCTCGATGGGGAATGCGGTGAGATCCTGGGATGGACCACCGCAGCAACTGGGACGACCGCCTCAATTGTGCTCACGGCGGCCCAGACCGCAATTGTGAACGGTACCCGTGCGCTCGAGACGAAGACGCTTTCAGTCGCGGCTGATTTCGGCATCAGCACGCAGTACATCGAGAGCATGGACTTTCAGGTCCGCAACCAGCCGTACGTGTCATGACTCACTGGCGAAACAATAAACTGGAGTTGAGTCAACGTGGCCGCGCCCGTCGGTAATCAGAACGCCCGCAAGGCGAAGGACTGGGAGAACGCGCTGCGACGTGTCTTGGCCCAATACGAGACCGCGGACGGCGTTGTGAAACGCGGAGAGGCGCTGGCCAAGATTGCCGAGCAATGCGTCGTGCAGGCGATTGCAGGTGACAAGGATGCGCGTGCAGAAATAGCCAATCGCCTCGATGGCAAGGTGCCACAGGCGTTGATCGGAGGCGGAGAGGACGATCCGGCCATCAAGGTCGAAGAGATCGTGATCCGGGCTGTCGATGGCAGCGCTTGAGATCGACCTGCCGCGCAAGGCGCGTGACACGCTGCTCCCCATACACACTGCGGCCGGCAAGCGTGTTCGCTGGCGAGTGTTATGGGGCGGCCGAGACAGCGCGAAGTCTCACTCGATTGGCCGAATGCTGCTGGCGCGCGGCATGGCGAAGCCGGAGCGCATCCTGTGTACCCGTGAGGTGCAGAAGTCACTCTCCGAGTCTGCTCACCAGCTATTGAGCGACCTGATCCAGCTCATGAACCTCGGGGATTTCTACGAGGTCCAGAACAACTACATCTACGGCAAGAACGGCACGCAGATCAGCTTCCACGGCCTATCGGGGCAGACTGCCAACAGCATCAAGTCCTTTGAGGGCACGACGATCTGCTGGATCGAGGAGGCGCAGACCATCACCAAACGCAGCCTCGACATCCTGGAGCCGACCATTCGCGCGCCGGGCTCCGAGATCTGGGTGAGCTTCAACCCGGACATGGACACGGACGAGATTTACAAACGCTCGATCGTAAGTCCCCCGGAAGACGCCATAGTCACGATGATCAACTGGCAGGACAACCCGTGGCGCTCGCAGGTGCTGGACGCAGCACGTGAACGCATGCAGAGGGACGCGCCCGATGACTACGCCCACATCTACGGTGGGATGTGTCGTCCTGCAGTTGAAGGCGCGATCTACTACAACGAAGTCAGCAAGCTTCGGGCAACCGGTCGGCTCTGCAACGTCCCATACGACCCCATGCTCAAAGTGCATGTCGTGGCTGATCTGGGTCGAAACGACTACATGGCGCTGCTGCTCGTGCAGCGACTCGCCAGCGAAATCCGGGTGATTCGCTACATCGAAGACCGCATGCGCGACATCCCGAGCTATCACCAGCAGCTCTCTGACCTGAAGCTCAACTGGAGCAAGGTGTGGCTGCCTCACGACGCGCGTGCCAAGACGCTCACGAGTGCGAGCAATCCCTTGGGCGCCTCAGCCGAAGAGCAGTTCCAGAAGCTCGGCTGGGATGTGGAGATCGTGGACAACGTCGACCGCGAGCAGGGCATCCGCAAGACACGCGAGGTGTTCCCGCGGCTCTACATCGACAAAACGCATGCAAGCGAGCTCCTGAGCCGCCTGGGCCGCTATCGCCGCCGTGTCAATGCGGACGGGCAGGCAGGCGATCCGATGCATACCGACGACAGCAACGGCGCGGATGGCACGCGCTATCTCGCGCTCGTGGCTGATCAGCTCAGCAACGACACGCAGCAGATTGTCGACCCCTATCGCAACTTCAGGCGGGCCATGTAATGGCTGACGATTCAGACAAGCCCCCAAGCAAGCTCGATAACAAGGCGCTGCTGAAGCGCATCCGCGAGCGCTGCTCGAAAATGATCGAGGCCGACGAGCCCAATCGCAGGGAAGCGAAGGAGGACATCCGCTTCGTTTCGGTGCCCGGAGCGCAGTACGACCCTGCCGTGAAGAAAGCCCGTGGATCGCGCCCCTGCTACGAGTTCGACAAGCTGTCGATCAAGGCCCAGCGCGTCATCAACGAGATGCGCGCCAATCGCCCGGCCGGCAAGGTGAGGGCCGCGGAGGACGGCGATAAGGCAACAGCCGATGTGCGCGAGGGCCTGTGCCGCAACATCGCCAACGTGAGCGACCTCGACACTATCTGTGACTACGCAGGCGTGTATCAGGTCGAGGGCGGCATGGGCGCCTGGCGCGTCACCACCGAGTACGTGAAGGACACGCTGAACAAACAGCGCATCCGCGCCGAGCCCATCCCCAATCCCTTCTGCCTATATTGGGACCCGAGTTCCACCGATCCGCTGAAGCGCGATGCGGCCGACTGGTGCCTCATCGATTCGCTTCCGAAAGCTGAGTACAAAGACAAATACGGCAAGAAGGCGCAGGAAGTCGACTTTGAGGCCGGCGAATGCGCCGACGACCCTGACTGGGACAACGAGGAGGAGATTCGGGTCTGCGAGTACTGGTACAAAGAGAGCTACAAGAAGGAGCTGTGGCTGCTCCAGAACGGCAAGACCATTGATCCGGCGAAGGAAGAAAAGCGCCGGCCGGGCAGCACGCAGGCGCTCGAACCGCTGGTCAAGCAGAAAGGCGAGGTCGATTGCGATCGCATCATGATGTGTATCGCTTCGGGCTCAGCGATCCTCGAGGGGCCGGTTGAGCAGGCCGGGCGCAGTCATCGGTTCATCGTCGTGCACGGCGCATGGAAGATCGTGGACGGTAAGCCCATGTGGTGGGGCCTCGTGCGCAAGGCGAAGGACGCCCAGCGGCGCTACAACGTCACACAGACCGCCATCACCGAAACCATCGCGAGCGCGCCCAACAGCCAGTTCTGGGCAACCGCCAAGCAGGCCGCGGGTCAGACAGAGACGTGGAACAGGGCGCTGACCGAGAACCTGCCGTTCCTGCTCTACAACGGCGACCCGACCGCCAACGGCCCGCCTCAGCGCATGCAGGGCCCGCAGATCCCGTCCGCCCTCATGGCCGAGAGCCAGATTGCAGATCAGGAGCTCAAGGACGTCACGGGCGTCTATGACGCATCTCTTGGCGAGCGCTCGAACGAGAAGTCAGGCATCGCGATCAGCCGCCGCGAACAACAGACCCAGCTTGTGAACTTCAACTTCCCGGACAACATGGCGAAGGGCGTCCAGCGCACCTGGGAGATCTTCAACGACCTCATCCCCGAGATCATCGACACCGAGCAGATGGTGCGCACGCTCGGGGTGGATGGCTCCGAAGAATACATCAAGGTCAACACGGTCGGCGTTGATCCCAATACCGGTGAGCCGATCATGGTCAACGACCTGACGACCGGTGAGTTCGACATCACGGTGACAGTGGGCCCGAGCTTTGCGACCCAGCGCCAGGAGGCCAGCGAGACCTACACGCAGCTCATCCAGGCATTCCCGCCGATCATGCAGGTGGCGCCAGACCTTATCGCCAAAGCGATGGACCTGCCGTACTCGGATGAGATCTCCGAGCGCCTGCGCGTGCTTCTGCCGCCGCAGATCCAGGAGACGCTCAACAAGGACAAGAAGCTGCCGCCTGAAGTGACCGCGGCCATGCAGCAGGTCAAGCAGATGCAGGACATCGTGACCCAGCACGGCCAGATGGTGCAGCAGGCCGCGGCAGAGGTGGACAAGAGCAAAGGCGAGCTCGACAAGCAGCTCGCGGACCTCAAGGTGGCGCGCGCCCAGTTCGATGCGGATGTCGCGAAGTCCCTCGCGAACATCACTATGCAGGAAGCCGCTCTGACGCTCACCCAGGCCAAGGCCGAGGCAGGTCAGGCGACCGAGCAGGTCGACGGCGCACGCGAAGCGCTTGGCATGGACGTGAAGAACGCCATCACCGAGATCCAGCAGTCCGCGGCCCAGTACCTGCAGCAGTCGATCCAGGCGCTCGCCCAGATCCACGCCTCGAGCCAGCCGCAGGTGGTCATGCAGCCTGCCGCGCCACGCCCGCGCATCAAGGCAATCCAGCGCGGGCCCAACGGCACGCTCATTCCGCAGTACGACGACGCGCAACCAGTCCCGGAGATGATGCAATGAGCCGGCCACGCAAGCTCACCGACGAACAGCTCGAGTCCGCACGCGTTGCACAGGAGCGTCGGCGCGTGCTGCTCGATGAGCTTCGGGCGCTTCCAACGCTCAGGCAGTTCGCGCGCCAGTGGAAATGCACCGAACGCCTGCTGTGGGCGAAACTTCAGTCTTCCTGAAGAAACACTGCCAAGCCTAGCCTTCGTGCACCGTTTTAACCACGGGCACAAATACGCTCAATGAGCGCGACTGCCGATGATGTCGCTGCAACAACTGCCACAGCCCCTCAAGTAGCGGATGCGAACGAGCCGGAGCCTACGCAGGGTGCGGAATCAGCCCCCGCCGTCACCAATCCGGACGAAGACACCTCGAAGGTGCTGGACCCTGTCCAGAAGCGGATTGATGAGCTGACTCGCAGAAGGTACGACGCCGAACGGGAACGCGATTACTGGCGGGAGCATGCACAGCGTGTGCAGGAACCCAAGCCAGAACCGAAACCGCCGGCCGAGGCACCTCAGGACGTCGGCAAGACCCTCGCTGACTTTGCGTACGACGAATCGAAGTATCAGGCCTACCTGTTCAAGCAGGCCGAGTCCCGCGCGGTGGCTGCCGCCGAAGCGGTGCTTTCGAAAAAGCAGACTGAGACCGCGCGTTTTCAGACCGTGACCGCTCACAAAGAGCGCGAGTCTGAGTTCGCGAAGAAGGTCCCGGACTACTTCGAAGTCGCCCACTACGCACCGATCACCGAATCCATGGCGGAAATCATCATGGAGTCGGACAACAGCGCGGAGCTTGCCTACCACTTGGGGAAGAACCGCCAGGTTGCGCTCAATCTGTCCCGTCTCCCGCCGCTGCAACAGGCGCGTGAGATCGGACGGCTGGAAGCGAAGCTCGCGGGCAAACCGACCCCTGCGCAAGTCAGTGGAGCGCCGCCGCCGGCCCCACGACTGGAGAATGCGGGTAACCCCGGAGGTCTGCCGAAACCAGATGCTCCGGACAGTGACAAGCTTTCTGATCTGGAGTGGACCCGGCTGCGGAACAAGCAAATCGCCAAGCAGCGAGGCAAGTAGTCCGTGGCAAACAATCTTCTCACCAACCTCATCATCACGCGTGAGGCAGCTCGAATCCTGCACCAGGAAGGCAACTTCATCACTGGTGTAAATCGGGAATATCGCGACGAGTTCGCGAAGTCCGGCATGAAGGCCGGCGATACCATCAACATGCGCCTGCCGGCGAAGTACAACGTGCGCACCAATGCGACGTTCTCCGGTCAGGATCACTTCGAACGCGCGACTCCGCTCGCTGTGCTCAGCCAGTACGGCGTTGACGTGTCCTTCACCACGAAGGATCGCACGCTTTCGCTGGACGACTACAGCAAGCGCGTTCTGCGGCCTGCCATGAGGCAGATCGCGGCGAAAATCGAGTCGGATGCGCTGACCGCGGCGTATCGCGTCGTGAACAACGGCGTCAACGCGACGACCAACACGGTGCTGACGTACCGCTACTTCCAGAAAACGGCCCAGCGCCTGACGGAAGAGCTTGCGCCGGAAGGCGATCGTACGGGCCTGCTGAACCCGGCGTCTGTGGTGGAGTTCCTGGACTCTACCAAGGGCCTGTTCGCTGCGCAGTCGAACCTCAACGAGCAGTTCCGTGAGGGCATCATCGGCCGCACGGCGGGGGTGGATGTCGGCGAGAACACGCTGTTGCCGCCGCACACCACGGGCACGATGGCGGGCTCTCCCGTCACGTTCGGCACGACCCTCGGCCTGTCCACCACGGCCAACTCGTGGGTCTCCACGACTGCGCTGTCGGTGACTGGCGCGACGGCCACGGGCACTCTCAAGGCGGGTGACATCATCACCCTCTCGGGCGTGTACGCGGTGCATGCCGAATCCAAGTCCAACTACGGCCGCCTACAGCAGTTCGTGGTGCAGGCTGACATCACCATGACGACGGCGACGAGCACCTACACGGTGACCGTGAAGCCCGCCCTCATCTACGGTTCGGGTAACGCGTTCCAGAACTGTGCGCTGTCCGGCGTGTCGGACACGAGCGCGCTGACCCTCACGCGCCTCGGTGCCTCTGCGACGACCTTCTCGCAGGACCTCATCTTCCACCGGGACGCGTTCGCGTTTGCCTCGGTGGATCTCGAGGACATGTCCCCGTATGGCGCGGCATGCTCGCGCGCGGTCTCCGACAACATCTCGATGCGCTTCATCCAGCAGTACAACTCCACCAGTGACGTGGTGGTGGGTCGATTCGACGTGCTGTGGGGATTTGCGCCGCTCCTGCCGGAGCTTTCCTGCCGGCATCTCACCCAGCAGTCCCTCCTCAACCTCTAAACGAGAAAGGGGCGGTCTAACAAACCGCCCCTTCTTCTATGGCCTTCAAGCACAAGCAGTCTGGACCGCCCCTGCACGCCTATATCTGCACGCCTGCCTACAACGGGCAGGTGGACGATGCGTTCGCGCAATCGCTGGCAGAAACGGCTTTCTGTTGCCCGATGTACAACATCCAGGTCACCGCGGGGCTGATCGGGAATGTGGGTTTCATCGAGCTTGCGCGCAACATCTTCGTGAAGAAGTTTCTCGAAGAGCACACCGACTGCACGCACCTGTTCTTCATCGACGGCGACCTGCAGTTCGAGTCTCGCGCCTTCGTCGGGCTCATGCGCTCGGGCCTGCCGATCTGCGCCGGCATCTATCGACGTCGCCAGGCGCACGAGGACTACCCGTTCAAGCCTGCCGAGAATCCGGACGGCGGCGGCCTGTGGTTCGTCAACGACTGGCTGCAGTGCGAACGCGTGCCGACGGGCTTCCTATGCATCTCGCGCAAGGTGCTCGAGGAGATGGCCAAGGATGCGCCTGTTCTGGAGGTTGCCGATCAGCCCGGTGGCGTTCCCTGGCTCTTTGACCTGAAGAAGGAAGTCATCGAGCAGTCGACCGCGCCCGGCAAGACGATTGCGCACACGTACGGGCAAGCGCGCGAGCTCATCCAGAAGGGCGAAAAGGTCGCCGGCGGGTTCCGCTTGATCGGCGAGGACTACACCTTCTGCGACAAATACGTCGAAAAGTACGGCTCGCCGGTTCCGGTGTGGTCGAACTTCACGTTCAAGCACCACGGCTTCCAGGGCAATTTCTGGGACTACCTCAACCGGCTGAAAGATGCCGGGGAAATGGTCAAGCACGATGGCGGTGTCGTTACCCGAGCCGATGGCAATGTGAGTAGCGCCGCATGAACGCAGTCGTGAAAGACAATCTCGAAGTCGTCATCGGCATGGACGGCAAGGAAGTGGATCTCGCGGACTACCGTGAGCTCCTGATCGGCTGCGGCAACCGCTCAACCAAGCAGATCAAGTTCCAGTACGTCCCGCAGCAGTTCCAGAACCTTACGCGCCTGGACATCGACCCGGACTGCAAGCCCGATGTGTTGCACGACCTGAACGTGCTGCCGCTGCCGTTCGCGGACAACTCGTTCAACGAGATTCACGCGGTGGACATCCTCGAGCACACGGGGCAGCAGGGCGACTGGCGCTTCTTCTTTGCGCAGTTCCAGGAGTTCTGGCGAATCCTGAAGCCGGGCGGCTTTCTCGTCGGTGCGTGCCCAAAGTGGGATTCCCCGTGGGCCTGGGCCGATCCGGGCCATTCGCGAGTCCTGTGCCCGCACACGCTGATCTTCCTCGACCAGAACGGCTATCAGCAGGTCGGCAGCACGCCGATGACCGACTACCGCCACGTCTACAAGGGTAATTTCCGCACCGCCGTGACGACTGAAGACGTTCCCAACGGTCCTGGCAGCAGCGAGGACAAGTGGGGATTCGTGCTCGTGGCAGTGAAATAAATGTACGAGCAGATGCAGGCCTCGTTCCTCGATTACCCGATCGAGGTATCCATCGAGACGCTTGCACTGTGCAACGCCCGGTGCACGTTCTGCCCGTATCCGACGCTCGATCGCAAGGGCACGCGCATGAGCGACGAGACGCTCGACCGGCTCGTGAGCGAGCTCATCAGTTGGAAGCGCCCACTGTATTTCTCGCCGTTCAAGGTCAACGAGCCGCTGCTCGACAAACGCACCATTCCACTGTGCGAGCGGATCAATCGTGAAGCACCGGACATCGTACTGCGCCTCTTCACCAACGGCGCCGCGCTGACTCCCAAGAACATCGAGCAGATCGCGAAGCTGAAGAAGGTCGCGCACCTGTGGGTATCGCTCAACTCCCACATTCCCGAGGAGTACGAGCGGGTGATGGGGCTCGATTTCGAGCAGACCGCCAAGCGTCTCGATTACCTGCATTCCCAGCCGTTTCCCCACACCGTGGTGCTGTCGACGGTCGGCTACCCGAACGAGGAATTTCGCTACTACTGCTTCAAGCGGTGGCCGAACTTCGAGTCGGTCGCCATCAAGCGCGATTCGTGGCTCGGCTACACGGACGCACAGAAGACGGAAGTGCCTGATACGCCGTGTTCGCGCTGGTTCGAGCTTTCGATCACGGCGACAGGAAAGTCGGCGCTGTGCTGCATGGATGGGACCGGTGAGCACGGCATAGGCGATGCGAGCAACCAGACGCTGCTCGAGATCTACAACGCCCCCGCGTGGCGGGAACGACGCGAAAAGCTCCTGAGCCGGCGTGAAGTCGGCTCGCCCTGCGCAGGATGTACCTACTGATGACCACGAACGCCGACGTGATCGCCGATGCCCTGCGAGAACTGAACGTCATCAGCGAGATCCAGACGCCGAGCGCCGAGCAGTACGCGCATGCCCTTCGAAAGCTCAATCAGATGATGGCGAAGTGGCTGGAGGACGGGGTCGAGATCGGGTTTTACCCGCAGACACTCGCCTCTGACACCTGCCCAATTCCCGACTACGCAGAGCTCGGCGTCACGCTCGCCCTTGCGATCAGCCTTGCGAGCAATTACGGCGCGACCGTGAGTCAGGAGCTTGGTGCGACCGCGTCGAGCGCCTACGACACGATCCTGCGCACCACCATGAATGCGCGCCTGCCGACCGGGCAGATGCTCAACCGCCCCGCCGGTACCGGCGACTGTCGCACCTGGGACATCACAACCGGATGAGCCAGCTCAGCCTCCCGATCAGCTCCTACCGCACGCGCGCCACACAGGCGTCGACGTCGCGATTGGTGAACTGCTATCCGGAGCAGTTGCCACCTGATGCGAAGACGCCGGCCATGCTGCTGCGTGCGCCGGGGATTGGTGCGTGGACGACGGTGGGCACGGGCCCCATTGCGGGCCTCTTCTACGCGATCGGCTGCCTGTTCGTGATCTCGGGCACGAAGCTCTACAAGGTAGATTCGGCGAAGACCGCTACGTTGCTGGGCGACATCGGCACCCCCGGCAATATCGACATTGACGCGAACACGACCTCGATCGTCATCGTGAACGAGCCGAACGCGTACTACTACGATGGCACGACGTTCGGGCAGATCACGGACGCGGACTTCACGGCGCTGGGTGCGAACAGCGTCGAGTTCCTGGACAACTTCCTGCTCTTCACTGAGCCTGACTCGGACGTCTTCTTCGGCTCGGACCTTGGGTCTGCAACGTCTTTCGATGCACTCAACTTCGCAAGCGCGGAGGGCGCGCCCGACAACCTTCTTGGGATGAAGGTCGATCACCGCCAGGTCATCCTGCTCGGCGCGAAGACCGTCGAGATCTGGGACAACATCGGAAGCGCGGGCTTTCCGTTCCAGCGCGCCGCGAACGGGTTCGTCGAGATCGGCTGCCTGAATGCGAACATGGCGTTCAAGCTCGACCAGTCAGTGGTCTGGCCGGCAGACGACTATACAATCCGCAGGCTTCAGGGCACGACTGCAGTTCGCATCTCAACGCATGCGGTCGAGCAGTTCCTGACGACCGTCACGATGGCATCCGGGCGCGGATACAGCTACACGCAGGACGGTCATCTCTTCGGCGTGTTCACCTTCCCCGAAGGCACATACGTCTACGACGCGACGACGCAGGAATGGCACGAGCGGCAGACGTACGGCTATGACTACTGGATCGCAGGCCAGTGCCACGCGCAGGCGTTCGGTCTCGAGCTCGTAGGCGATGCCACCTCGAACAAGATCGGCTACCTCTCCTCGTCCGTCTACGACGAGTGGGGCGCGATCCAGCGCATGGAGTGGACCTACCAGCCGGTGCTGCCGGATAGCCGTACGCCGGCCTTCCACGATCGCCTGGACATCATTGCGGAGTCGGGCGTGGGTCTCACGAGCGGGCAGGGCTCAGCGCCCGAGATGATGCTCGACTACTCGGATGATGGCGGCAAAACGTGGCTCTCGATGCCCAATCGCACGATTGGCGCGATCGGTGACTACCTGCACCAGATCGGCTGGGCACGCATCGGGAGCTCTCGCAAGCCTCGTGTGTTCCGCGCCGCCGTTACAGACCCGATCCAGGTCGCAATCCGTGACACGCAGTGGACAGGGCGGGGCGGGAGGATTGCGGCATGAAGCCCAACCGCACATTCCCAGCGGTTCCCGGCGACCTGCGCGAGTGGACGCGCTACCTGCAGGGCCTCTTCTACGCGCGTGACTTCACTGCGACGCTGGTCGATGGCACCACGGCCACTGGAACCGCTCGCTACACCGTGAGCGCCGGCATCGTCTGCCTGCAGTTGCCTGCACTCCTTGTGACGTCGACGGCGGGGGTCGCATTCATCGACGGACTGCCGGAGGAGATCACGCCCGAGCACGACCAACGCTGCATCGGGATCGTCGTGAACAACGGCGTGACGGCGAGCGGCATCGTGCAGATCGGCAGCGACACGGGCATCACGCTGTACAAAGACCTCGATGCAAATGCGTTCACGGCGGCGGGCAGCAAGGGCGTGCGCGGTTGCGCGATCACGTATCCGCTGGACTAACCATGAATACCGTAACTCTGTTCAGTCCGGAAACCTCGCTGCGAGATAAGGTCCTTCGCCTCGAAGAGGCACTCCTTGCGCATCCCGAGACGCATCTGGCCGAGGACGTGCGCCACCACTTCGCGCCCGGGGTCTACATGCGAGAGCTGCGCATCCCAAAGGGCGCCATGCTCACCGGCAAGATCCATCGCACCGCGCACCTCAACATCCTGGCGAAGGGCGACATCTCGGTACTGACCGAGCACGGCGTGAAGCGCCTCGTGGCGCCCTGCGTGATCGAGTCGAGCCCCGGCATCAAGCGCGCGGGCTACGCGCACGAAGACTGTGTGTGGATCACGGTGCACCCGACGACAGAAACCAATCTTGCGAAGCTTGAAGAGCAGCTCATCGCGCCCTCGTTCGAGGCGCTCGGAGATATGACCGTGAAACCCGACCTTCTGGTGTCGCAGTGAGTTGGGCGGCAGTCATCGCCGGAGGCGCTGCTGTAATTGGCGGCGTTGTGTCCTCGCAGGGCGCCAAGAAAGCGGCTAACACCGCAGCCGCAGGCTCGGATGCGGCCAGTGCTGAAGCTGCACGCCAGTTCGATACGATCCGCGGCGACAACCTCGGCCGCATCAACATCGGGAACCAAGCGCTGAATGCATTGGGTGCACCGTACGGCTTTTCGCCCACCGTTGGCTCCCCCTATCAGGCTGCGAGCGGCCCGACTGCGGGCGCGACGCCATTCCAGGCGCCGGGCGTGAGAACTGACCTCGGCATTGCCGGCGATCTTCACCCGTGGACGGGAATCACTTCGAAACTGGGGACCGTCGGCAAGATTGTCGATCCGGCCGTGCTTTTTGGGAGCGTGTTTGGCAGCAAGCACGGTGACGAAAAGCGCAACCTGCAGGCGTTCGCTTCTGAGTCCGGTGTTATGCAGTTGCCGAACGGCATGCTCATGCTGCCAGACGGCTCGACTTTCTCGCAGGATCAGCTCAAGGACGTCGCCGGAACATGGTTCGGCGCAGTGCATGCGCCGGACGGCAACCAGCAGGACTGGCAACAGCGCTACTCGACACTGCTCGGCAGCCTGCAGAAAACGCCCCTGCCAAACGCAGGGAACGCCGGTGGCGGGCTTACGTCCGACGGAGTGCCCAACAGTGCCCCATTGGGCATGGGCAGCCCTGGAGCCGTCGGAACGAATCCTCTGGCAGCGCCTGACTACTCCGCGTTCTTCAAGTCGCCCGACTACCAGTTCCGCAAGGATCAGGGGATGCAGGGCATCCAGAACAGCTTTGCGGCCAGTGGTGGCGCGAAATCTGGAAACGCCCTGAAGGCGCTCACGGAGTTCAACAGCAACCTCGCCGCTGGTGAGTACGGGAACTACTTCAACCGACTGGGCGCAATTGCTGGCATCGGCCAAGCCGCGACGAACACCAGCGCAAACGCGGGTGTTGCCACCGGCCAGATCATCGGCAATGCCCTGCAGAACAGCGCTGATGCTCGAGCATCGGGTGTTGCTGGTAGCGCAAACGCGCTCGGCGCGGGCCTCTCCGGTCTTGGGCAGGGGCTCGGCTACTACATGCAACAGCGTCAGAACCCATACGGCTATGACCCGAGCGGTATCGGTTACTTCGCACCCACTCAGCGGAGGGTCGGGTGATGCCGTACCGAAACGAAGTGCAGCCGCTCAACCTGTTCGGTGACTACCTCGCCGGCCAGCAGGCGGCGCAGCAGCAGCAGCGTGCGCAGCAGGTCAACGCGCTCGGCGGCCTGCAGATCCAGCGACAGACCGCGCTGAATGCGCTCGCGCAGAATCCGCAGGCAACGCCCGAGCAGTACGCCCGTGCAGGCGATGCGCAGACGGGCATGGCGCTGCAGACGATGAATCAGCAAGGCCAAGTCGATACGCAGCAATCGGTTCAGCGGGCCGCTGCGATTGCGCAACGTGCTGGCTCCTTCGCGAATGACGACGAAATGAAGAGTTTTCTGCAGACGACAATTCCAGTCTATGCAAAGGACTTCCAAGCGCTGGGCGCGGATATGTCGCAATTCCAGCAAATGCTTGCGATGCCCGGCTCCGAGCTTCGCCAGAAGATGCGACAGGTCGCGCAGCTCGCCGCGCCCCAGAAGCCGATCGAGGTTGCTGCTGGCGGAACGCTGGCGGTGCAAGACCCCACGAATCCCGGCAAGTACACAACCGCCTTCAGCAATCCGAAGGACACGGAGATCACGCCTTACCAGCAGGCGCAGCTCGACCTCGAGCGGCAGAAGCTCGCACAGGGTGGCAAGTCCAACGCAATCCAGCTTCAGAACGTCACCGGCAAGCTGCGTGACGACTACACGGGCGTTGTGAACAAGTCCGGCTGGCCCGATCAGCAGAACTACTACGACCGCATGAAGTCGATCGGCAAAGACGCGACCGGCTCGAGCGACCTCGCCCTCGTTTTCAGTTTCATGAAGGTGCTGGATCCAACCTCCGCGGTTCGCGAGGGCGAGTATGCGAATGCGCAGAACACGGCCGGCATTCCCGGCTGGGTAACCGCTCAGTACAATAAGGCGCTCTCTGGCGAGATTCTGTCCCCCGACCAGCGCGACAAGTTCATCGCGACGGCGGATAAGATCTACAAAACCGCGTACCAGAAGCAGGAGAAGATTCGCGCGGACTTCACAGAGAAAGCTGGGCGAGCGGGAGTAGATCCGCGGGATGTGCTCGTGGACTTCGGCGCGAGTAATCCATCCGCAACACCTGCAGCCGCCCCGGCTGTCTCCAATGAAGCGGTGCCTACGGCCACCAGTGCTGACGGCAAGACAAAGCTCTATTTCCGCAATGGGCAGTGGGGGCCGCAGTAGTGGCCGTCCCGCCTCCGCCTCCCGGCTTCACGCTCGATCAGCCGCAGGCGGTCCAGAACATTCCGCCGCCTCCATCGGGCTTCACCCTCGACGGTCCTCCGGAATGGCTGCGCAAGGCTAACGAGGCCGGCGCCAGCTTCCTGAAGAACACTCAGGGCGCACTTGCGGAGCCTGCCGCGCAGATTGCAAGCGGAGTCATTGCAACGCCCATCGCGGGGCTGGCGGGACTTGCGCAGGGCATCAAGAACGTGATCCCTGGAATGCAGGGGATGCCCGCCGCCGACCGGGTGCGACAGATCGAAGAGGCGATGACCTACCAGCCGCGGACCACGGCGGGTCAGGCAGTGGCCGGTGTCGTTCAATACCCCTTCGCGAAGATTGCTCAGTTTGGCGACTGGGCCGGCCAGAAAACCTCGGATGCTACAGGCTCACCTGCGGCCGGAACGGCGGTTAACACCGCGATCCAGCTTGCGCCGTCGGCGCTGTTCAAACTGCGTGGCGCACGTGGTGCCAGTGCGGCAGAATCTGTCGCTACTCGTGGCGCTCGAGTTGAGCCTACGATTACCGAACCGCCAGGGGTCGCTGCCGCAAATGCGCGGCCGGCTTTAGCTCCGAATGTCGCCGCTGCTCAGGAATATGTCGCTAGCCGCACTTCTCTGGATTGGAATGCTCTGTCTGATTCGGTCAAGACGCGCCTCACGGACATCGCGCGCGACGCCGACACCCTCAACAAGCTTGATCCCGCGTCTGTCGAGCGGCAGGCCAGACTGGAATCGCTACCTGTTCCCATCAAGGCCACCAAAGGCCAGATAACGCGCGACACCGCGCAGCTCAACAACGAAGGCACGCTCGCTGCGACCGAGTCGGGTCGTGAGCTCAAAGCGGTCCGTGATGCGCAGAGTCCGGCGCTGCTCGCGAACCTCGACGTTCTGAAAGGCAAGGTCAGCGGCCGAGGCGCCACCGCCGCGGCTGCCACGACACCCGAGCAGGTGGGCCTTTCGGTGCAGGATGCAGCTCTGCGCACGAAGCTGAAACTCTCGCAGGAGAACGTCAGGGCGCTGTATCAGAAGGCCGAAGCAGCCGGCGAAACGCAGGGCACTGTCACCACCCGTCCTCTGGCAAAGCTGATCCAAGAGACACCGGATCTGCAGCACCTTGGCTGGGTCGACTCCTGGCTCAAGAAGGCTGATTTCGTCACGGACCAGACGGGCGCCGCTACCAAGGGGCTGCGCTACAAGGCCTCGCTGAAAGAGCTCGAAGATCTGCGTCAGGCCGCTGTCGCACGCGCGATGGATGGCGGGACCGAGGGCTACTACGCCGGCAAAGTCATCCGTGCAATCGATGAGGCCACCGATGGCGCGGGCGGTGACGCCTACAAGGCCGCGCGCGCGGCCCGCAAGCAGCAGGCGCTGGAGTTCGAAGATCAGGCCGCTGTTGCTCGGCTCGTAGAGAACAAGTCCCGTACTGATCGAGCCACCGCGCTTGAAAACACATGGCGCCAAACAGTTATCGGCGGATCAATCGAGGACCTGAACAAGGTCAAGCGTTCACTGCTCACCGGTCCAGATGCCACCACTCGAATTGCCGGTCGAAAAGCATGGAACGATATCCGGGCGCAGACCATCCAGCACATTGTCGATGAGTCCACGAAGAGCGCGGCTGTGCTGCCCGATGGATCGCCAGCCGTATCGGCCGCAAAGATGAAGCAGGTCATCGATGCGATAGGTCCTCAGAAGCTCGAGTCGATTTTCGGCCAAGGCACTGTGCGGCAGCTAAATCTGATTCTGAAAGCGACGCAGGATCTGCGTACTGAGCCCCCTCGCGTTCACCCAGGTGCATCCACCATGGGGAATATCGCGGCCTTTCTCGAAAAGAGCCTGGGGAAGATTCCGGTGCTGGGAAACACAGGCGCCGGAGCCGTGCGGGCCGTGGTGAAACTCAACGAGATGGGCGCATCCGGGCGTGAAACGCGCGCCGCAATGCGCTCGCCGCTGGACGATGCAAGCACGGCCACCACCAACGCGCTGCGCAGTAAACGCAATCGGAATGCGCTCGGCAGGGCTGCGCCGTCCTTCATCCCAGCCGCGGAGAGGGATCAGTAATGCCTTCCCTCTTCATGCTGCCCCGTCAGGTGCCGCTCTCGAGCGCCGCGGGCCTCCTCGCCGGTGCCAAGCTGACATTCAGCGTCAGTGGCTCCTCGACGCTTCAGAACACCTACAGCGACATCGCGCTGACGGTTCCAAACACGAACCCGCTCATCGCGGACGCCAATGGCGTGTTCGCAAAAACGTACCTCGACCCATCGCTTCCCAGCTACCGGGTGAAGCTCACAACGAGCGCGGATGTCCTGATCTACCAGGAAGACGACGTCCCGTCGAACCAGAACACAAGCCAGCAGTTCCGCCTGAAGGCTGGCGCGCCGTCACTGACCTTCGAAGAGACGGACGCAAGCTCCAACAACAAGGTCTGGCGCCTCAAGGCGAACGGCGAGCAGCTTCTGCTGACGATCCTGAACGATGCGGAGTCGGTCGAGACGACGGTCTTCACGTTCGATCGCACGGGAACGACACCGGATCAGGTGAACTTCGCGGGCCAGTACCTGCGCGTGGGCGGGTTCCTCGTCGCAACCCACGAGACTGGCACTTTCACGGTCACGCTGACCGGCATGACGACGACTGTCACCGGCACGATGACTTATCGCCGCTCGGGCAGCAAGACAACCTTCACCGCGGTGAGCGCGATCACAGGCACGTCGAACTCCACGGCGATGACCATGACGGGATTCGCCGCATTCCTGCCGGGCCTGAACTCCATCGGCTACCAGCCCACCATCGTGCGTGACAACGGTGCTAACACGATCGGCACAGCAATCCTGACCACCACCGCGATGGTCTTCGGCGTCGGGCTTGCTGGCGGAAACTTCACCAATAGCGGAGTGAAGGGCATCCCTGCGGGCTGGCAAATCATCATCGATAGCGATGCGTCGGGTGTGGCATGAGCTTTCAGATCTTCACTCAGCCGAGCCAGCAGGCGCTCGACACCGCGGCGAACGTGCTCTCGGGAGCAACGCTTACTTTCTCGCTGACTGGCACCAGCACACCGACGAATGCGTATAGCGACTCGGCGCTGACGACCCCGGTCGCCAATCCACTTTCGGCCAATGCCGCGGGCGTGTGGATACCGATCTTCCTCGACCCGACCGTGAGCTATCGGGTCGTCCTGAAGACGCAGGCGGGCGCGGTCCTCCAGACGTGGGACCCAGCCAACGAGAATCTTCTGACGCAGGCCCTGATAGGGCTACTGCTGTATCCCCGCACCGCGGCTGAGATCGCCGCCAGCGTGACGCCGGTCAACTATGCGTATCCCTCGGGATATGTGCAGCGCTACGGCGCCGTCGGAAATGGCAGCGTTGACGATACAGCCGCGATCCAGAATGCGTTGAATGCAGTAGGTGCCAAAGGAACCATAATTCTGGAGGCCACCAAGACCTACAAGATTACGCAGCAGCTCACGCTCTGCCGCACAGGAGCAACAGGCCCGGATGGTATCGTTTGTAACGATGGAGTCGCGACGCTTTTATTCAGCGGACTGTCAGCGACCACCGACTGCATCCTGATCGGGTTCGCCTCCAACACTGACCGGCAGCCGGTGTTGAGAAATCTCATTCTTGACGCGCAAGGGACAGCGGGGCAGGACATCATCTCCATCCGTCGTGACGAGCATGGCCGATACGAGAACTTGCTGCTGAAGAACTCAGTACGAGATGCGTTTTCCATGTGTCCCCAGGCTGATTTCGATCAGGTGGAGAACCCGCAGCTCTATGGCGTTCATGTTTTTCGTGCAGGCAGACATGCCTTTGCTTCTATCGTGGGGGCTGCCACAACGGTAGGCCCGTTTGTGAATGAGCTCACGGGGATCAACTGTGAGGTGCGTGGCTATTCGTGGCTGGTAGCGAATGGTGCGGCCTGGTACCACGCCGTTCATGACAATCACGGGGGCGCTGGCATTCAGGATCACACCTGGATCGGGTGCAATGTCAATGTGGATGACGGGCAGGGCGCCCCGGCACATACGCCGCTCCCCGGGCTTGCCTACGCGGATTACGATGCCGCTGGGTCCAACATCATTACCCATATCGATTTCTACGGTGGCGGGTGGGAGACGAGTCTTGCGAGCGTGCTGAAGAAGGCAGCGCGCAATGCCTCGCTCGGAAACACAACTGACAACTGGCACCTTGTCGGCCAGAACGTCTTCAATGTGGATGGCGTAACGAATCCTGGCGTCAACTGGACTTGGGATGAAGGGAACTCCTTCCGGCGCAACGGTTTCGACTATCGAATTGGAACAGTGTGCACGATGGTCTGGGATCCGGGCGCATCAGGTTCGGGCACGCTTCGCATGGATCGATCCGGTGTCACCAAGGCACAGATCATCCTCGATAACGAGTTCGGTCAAGCCTTCTGGGACGGTGAGAGCAGCATCACTTATCGGCGGTTTTCGGATGCGTTGACGTTCCTGCTGCTGGATTTTGCGAACACTCGCATTAACTTCGCAACGAAGGTCTATCTCCCGCAGGACAGCGGAGTGACGCAGTCATCTTGCGCGATCTACGCAGGCACCGGTGTGCCAAGCAATGCGAACGGCGCCAACGGCGATTATTACCATCGCAGCGATACGCCAGGCACGGCGAATCAGCGCATCTACGTCAAGAGCGCGGGCGCGTGGGTGGGGATCGTGTGATGAGCGAGCAGAAGAGCCAAGAAGGCAGGGGAAGTGATGAATGACGTCCCATGGACGATATCCACGGCAACTGTCATTTCCGGCCTCGCGGCAGCTTTGGCAGGGATAGCCGTGTTCTTCGCCAAACGCTATCTCGACAAGGTGGAGAGGCTCGACGCGGAGGCCGTGCGCAAGCGCGAACTCAAAGAGCTGGAAGAGCGTCTCGAGCGGGTCCGTCAGGACATGCACACGGAGAATCTGCGCAAGCTGGACTCAATCCACACAATCATCACCGGTACGAACTCGAGACTGGATCAGGTGATGCTGGAAATCATGAGCCGGCCCGGAGGTGGGCGATGATCCCCGACAGCTACCGGATACGCTCACCGGACGCGTTCGAAGTGCATGGAGAGGGCGAGTCGCCCGTCGCCGCCAACCGAATCGACATCAAGGTTGATGCCAATGCGCTTGCGATCGTTGCGCTGATCTTCTCGGTCGGCGCGCTTGTCGCAATCTACATGTCTTCGCAGGCGCAGGACCGCCTGGCCGTGAAGGACCAGCAGGTTGTGGATTCGAAGATCCTTGCAGGCATTGCGAAGACAGAAGCCACTGCCAACGCCGCGCAGGTCAATGCGCGCGTCGCACTAGACAAGGTTCAAAATGTGAAAGTGGAACTCGCCAAACGCGGCATCACCATTAAGGACGACTGACCATGAGCCATTCGGTAATCATCATCCAGAACTCACTGCTCGACATATTCGATCCGAACGATTCGGAGTACGACGGCACGCGGGATCACTTCACTGCCCACGAGCTTCAAAAGATCGACGAGTTGCGCGCCCGTCCGAAGCCATCGGCGTTCACGTTCCAGGATCGGCTCTTCATCTGTTGGGCGCTGGACAAAGCCGTGATGAGCGCCGAGAACCCGTAGGAGCGGCGCACATTACTGAACAGCTCCACCGCTTGATCGACGCTGGCGCTGGCCAGCCAGTCATCAATGAACGGATCGCCGCTTTGCTGGAAGCTGAGCGCGGTAACTTCGCCGCGCTCACGGACATGGTCAAGACCATCACCAGCGACCACGAGCGGCGCATCCGTTTCATCGAGCGCTCGGTCTACTGGGTGATCGGATTCGGCGGGTGCGTGTCCACAATCCTGTACCTCATCTCGATACTGAAGAAGCCGTGAACCTCTCCGCGCACTTCAGCCTCGATGAGTTCGTGACGTCCGAGACCGCGGCGCGCATGGGTCGTGCGATCGAGCCGTCAGAGGACGACCTGCGCAACCTCACGCGCCTGTGCGTGACCGTGCTCGAGCCGCTGCGTATCGACCTCAGGCGGCCGATCCATATCACCTCGGGCCTTCGCCCGCCGTGGCTCAATCAGGCCATAGGAGGCTCCAAGAGCAGCGCCCATATGGACGGGCGCGCCGCCGACATCCAGGTGACGGGGATGACGCCGCTTGAGGTGTGCCAGCGGGTGGTGGCGCTGGGTCTGCCCGTCGATCAGGTGATTCACGAATTTGGGTCGTGGTGCCACGTCGGTATCGCGAAGGCGGATGAGCAGCCGCGCAGAGAGCTGCTGACCGCGCGGGTCGTTTCGGGAAAAACAGTCTACGAATCCGGAGTAAGCGCATGAGTTTCGGTGCCAAAGCCCTTCAGGTCCTCAAGACAGTCGCTCCCACGCTCGCCATGGCGGTCGGGGGTCCGTTCGGTTCACTTGCTGCTACTGCAATCAGTGCTGCCCTCGGAACGCCCCCAGGCGATACCAAGGCCACCGAAACAGCGCTCCTGTCTGCCACCCCGGATGCGCTGCTCGCGCTTCGAAAGGCAGAGCAGGAGTTCACAGTCCGCATGACCGAGCTCGGCATCGAACAGGACAAGCTCGTCTTCGATGACATTGCCAACGCACGCTCCCGCGAGGTTGCAGTGCGCGACTCGACGCCGCGCAATCTCGCCTACGGGGTCACGGTCGGGTTTTTCGGTACGCTGCTCTTCATGCTGATGAATGGCAAGCCAGCCACCGGCGGGGACGCGCTGCTCGTCATGCTCGGCTCGCTTGGCACGGCATGGGCCGGCGTAATCGCGTACTTCTTTGGCAGTTCGACCAGCTCAGTGCGCAAAGACGCCACCATCTCGGAGATCGCGAAGAGCTGACCGACCCGCCTGCCCGCCACAGTGCCCTGCATGGATGGCTCAGGACACTGCGGGATCTGCCGGGCAAGCGGGCGGCCAGTCAGGGTCTGATATAGCGTAGCGCCCGCCGCCCGCGCGCGTCCCGCACTTCGAGGATGAGCATCGAGCCATGGCGCCACGGGCCACTAGGACTTGTTGCTTTTTTCAAGGTTCTTCGTGGCCGTGATGACCTGGAGGTTATCCGGCACGTGAAGCCCGCTGACAAACCTGCCACGTAAGGGAACGATGTGGTCGACATGATGGGGAATTCCGGTTTTTTGGGAGAGGCGCGCGGCCTCGCCATACATTGCGACCATGCGCTGCCCGTCGGCCCATGAAGGGGTCCGGTGCAGCTTGTCGGCCTTGTACTTGGCCCGATGGTAGGACAGCAGGTCTCGGTATCGCACTCGTCTAGGCTCTGGCTTCCCGGTCAGCCATGCTGCGTAAGCGTCGACATAGACGGTCGGGCGCCCGAACGCGGAGGGTTCATAGTGAACTCCGCGCACCCATTGCCCAGAAGCGATCAGCCCCAGCACAACGGCTCGTATGTCTTGTCGTGCGTCCTCAGAGAGTCGACGCAAACTCACTCGCCGTCGACGTTGCCCAAATGTTGCCTTACTGGGCACTACTGCAGCCCAATAGGGCCCATTTCTAAGGCAACCAAAAACAGTAAGTTCTTGATTTTATGGTGGAGGCGGGGGGAATTGAACACCCTTCGTTCCACGTGAAACAAAGACTTGGATGTCATGCTGCCTGGATGTTGCCTTTGGGGTTGATCATTTTTTGACCAGCCTCGGGGTTCATGTCCGGCATGTACCGCCCGTAAACCTTGAAAATCATGGTCACGTCGCGGTGCCCCATCTGCTTCGCGACCCAGAGCGGGTTCTCGCCGCTCGAGAGCGCCCACGAAGCGAAGGTGTGCCGGAGCTGATAGGGGTAGCGGTAGCGGACGCCGACCGTCTCGCAGGCTTTCCTGAACGCCCGGGCAAGTCCTCTGTCCTCGTGCCATCGCTTGCCTGTAGACGGATTGCGCGTGACCGGTCCGGATCGTTCCGGCGGCGCCATGCTTTCAAGAGCTGCCCGTGCGCTGGGAAGCAGACGGACAACTCGCTGGCCAGATTCCGTCTTCGGTGATTTCGTGCGACCCACACGAACAGCTCGCCGGATGTGAAGACAGCCGCTCGTAAGGTCCACGTCAGGCCATTCGAGTCCGATAACCTCACCGGACCGCATTCCCGTCCATGCCCAGAGTGTCCAGAGGTTGCCGAGCTCGGTTCGGCCGAGTCGATCAACTTCCTCACGAGTGAACGGGTCGATTTTCTCAACCGGCGCTGCGACACGGCGGACCCTGAACCGGGAGAGCGGGTTTGCTTCGATGACTTCATCCTCTACCGCCTGCTCGAGCGCTCCGCGGAGCGGCGTGAGGAGGTTGAGGAGCCGCTTGCGCGAGAGGTTGAGGCTCGCGATCTGCTTACGGACTTCGCGCCGCGTGAGACTTTGGAGCGTGGCTTGCGGGAACCACCCAGCGACCGTTCGAGCATCGTGACGGTATTTCGCAAGCGTCTCAGGTTCGATCTGTCCGGCGAGACCGTCAAGGTAAAACTCCATGGCTCCGGCGAGAGGTGTTCCAGGCGATTGCCTTGCCAGAGTTGCCAGCCGCGGACTGTCAGGGAAATGCCGCGCGTAATCGAAGGTGCCGGTTGCGATTTCATGCTCTATGGTTGCCCTGAGCCGCTTGACGTAGTTGAGATTACGGCCAGTCGGGGGGAGCGCGATCCTTTCGCGGCATCGGACCCCTTTCCAGACGAAGCTGATCCCGATCGAACTCGCGCTCGTGGCGCGTACACCTGACCCGCGACCCATTTGTTGAAGTTTCTCGTGTGGATGTAGATGCGGCCGTTCGGCGCTTTCTTCCATACGATACCTTCAGGCCAGTGCCCGTTGTTCATGTTCGCGCGCACGCTGTCATCTGTCTCGCCCGTCATGGCGCAGAACTTAGGAATGCGAACCCAGATGATGCGTGGCATGACGAGCTGTTCCGCTAGGATGTTGCGAGACTGTCGGCCTCGCTTTCCACCGGCTCGCCGTCGTCCAGCGGAATAAGGACGGATCGGTGTACACACCAGCTCGGTTCCCCGACCGGACACGGATGCTCAGGGAACAGAACGAAGTAGTCTCCATCCCAGTCCATCGGCTCCGTGATCTCGCCAATGGCGCCGATCGGTGGGCGCTTGATGGTCCACGCGTCCACAGGGCCGATCAGCATTACTCGCTGCCCGACATTCACTGACTATCTCCTCGACGCTGAGCAGCTCTCTCGACGCACTTTGGGCGCCGGCATTGCGTGCCTTTTCGATAGCTCCAGCCGCAGATACATCTGGTCCAGCAATCGCACTGGCCCATCGCGGCGCTACAGACGGTGCAACGGTATTGCACCTTATCGAGCATCGTCTCTACTGGAGACTTCATGTGGTTCTCGCAGAAGGTATACGCCGATAGTTCTGCGTGACCTTCATCACCCAGCCCGTCTCCGTCTGCACCTGCTCAAACTGCAGCGGATGGATCTCCAGCACGGGCTTGCCGTCCACGCACAG